GCCAGTTGGCACCAGACTGGAATTAACAACATGCACTGTCGGGATGACGTGGGACTGACAGTTGACCGCACTTTCCATCGCGTGTGCTCCAGCTTCGTCCCAGTGTCCGGTAGCCGGATCAATAAATGTTGCACCACCTGGATTCCCGCCTCCGCCACGATAAGCCGATGCACCGAAGGTATGCACCTTATCAAGCGTCGGCAGATGAACCATGCCACCATACATATGCGAGGCAATTGGCGCAAAGCGTCCCGATGGATTACGCCACGCTCTCCATAGCATGTTGTCAGTAGACTGAAACGGCACAGTTGGGTCTGCGCTGTTATAGGCCAGTTTCGCCGACTCGTCTGTACGTACCCACGCCAGCGTCGAGAAGTCAAAAGTGCCGACTTCTGAACCGAGCCAGTCATTATGACCTCCGCCAGAAAAGATGTATTTATTCTGTGACGGTACGAAGACCCCTGACGAGTAGGCCCACGGATTCGTCGAGTCAACACCCGGCACCGTCGAAGACCCTGGCTGCTGGTAGTAAGTGCCAAAATCACCAGCCGACTGATTCCGCTCGATGATCGCCGTGTAGGTGTTAGTCGCCAGATTCGCGCTCCACACGTCTTGCGTCAATCCGGTACGCCAAGCAGGCCATGAGTTGTTGGCAGACATCAGGTGATAAATCGTCATCCGATTTGGAGACATCGTAATAAAGTCCGTCTCGTCACCTTGGTTTCCTGCCATTATTACCATGCACTTGTGGTAAGGATCGTACCCGCCCGTCGCAGGCGTGTAGAGAACATCGTCTTGAATTAATTTATCTCCCGCCGGAGTGAATTGTGTCCATGTCCCGTCTGGTGCCATCTCATACATCCAGTGGATACGCTTTCCTCGGTAGTCTGGAGCTACATATCCGGGTTCGCCAAAGCCGGTGGACGATGCAGCCATCCAGCAAATAACCCGATCTGTTTCCGCGTCATAATCGAAACTGTAATTGTTATCCCAAACAGGATAGAAACTTGGTGTCAGCTTTTCAGTCGTGTCTGTTGCACAGTTGAAAGCATAGGTTGCATGTTTTGATGGCTCATAGAAAACGATGCGGCGCCTTAGAGTATCAAAGGCAGGGTAGCTAACATAAACACCAACATCTGCTGGAAGATCAAAAGCAGTCCAGTTGTTTCTATACACGCCATCAATAGTTATTCCAGAAAGATCATACTTAAATACCTTGTAGAGATAGATCGTATATAGCGCCTGCCCAACCTCGTCATAAAATAATCCATTGCTATATTCATTGTATATCATCGAGATTAGCCCACTCTCGCTGACGCTTGGACCCTGAAGATGCCATGTCGGAGGCGTCGCATTACGATCAAGCGCCCACAATCCCCCCTTTTTCATGTTGGAAGCCCATTCTCGACGAGGACCTCCACCTTCGAGCCACATGACATGTCTGGTCCTGTCATACCGTATTCCGGCAAGGCAGCGACCATCTGGGGAAATTATTGAGGAAGGCGTTCCGGCGGCAGTTACACTATTAACAGTAAGTTGAAATCCTGAGCCTGTTCCCCCAAGGTAAGAATTAGGCACAGTGAGCACGTCGCCAGCCGTGTAACCATAACCTGAATAAAAAATGGTGCAGCTATCAACAACCCCACCCGAGGTATGTACGGTACAAGCTGCCCCATAGCCAGTTCCTCCTGACAGTGGGATTGCCGGGAGTCCTGTGTAGTTGGGGTAATACACTGACCCACCGGCGGGATAACCAGACCCACCGCTGGTAATAGTCGTACTGACGATAGAGCGATCATAGGCTTCTGCCCCCACGTCCTCCGCATTAATTACCTTAGTGAATTGTCGAGTCGCTGGATTGTAAGCGTAGCAATCCGGGCGCGAGTTCGTGAAAGTATCGCCGCCGAACACAAGCATGTCGTTATGGTCGGAGTCGAACGTCCACGCTTGGTGCTTGCACCCACCACCGCCGCTTAACGGCCCGGCAGGATAGACCTGACTCGCAGCGGGAGGCGATGCTGCAAAGGGATCAGCGGCACCTTGGAGCGATACCGCAGTTATGCCAGCATAGGAAAAGGCCTCAACAGGAAAATCAACGAGTCCTCCTATATACAAGGAGTATCTCATATTAAGTTAACGACCAAAACCCATTTGTTGCATTTACATCGGCAGTGAAAGAGTCAGTAGCATTTAAGGTAATAGAACTGCCATAATCCCACCAAGCAACTAGAGGATCTGCTGGTGAAGTTGGAGTGTCATTATAAAGAACAACATAACGGAATGGACCAATAGTACCACCAGATGCTGTCCAAGTAACATCAGTACCAACAGCTTTAGCAACACCTGAAGAAACAGAGGTCGTAATAGTAGTGGCGGTACCACCAGCAGTGTAACCATTGCCTGCTGTGATTTCAGTTAGGTTTGCTTTAACTGTGTTAGTAGCGACTGGGGCAGTATTAGTAAGCATGAGTTTAAAACTATGTGCATCCCAGTCATGCACACCATTGGTTAGATCAAGAGTATATTGATTGAATTTATTGTAAGTAGCCATTTAATTATCCTTAGTATAGAGCTAAAATATCTGTTGCTGTTGATGCTGCTTTTACCTTTGATACTTGAATAGGTAAAATGCTACCTGAAGCGAGATTGACAAATACTGCATCATGTCCATCGGCCATTGTTACAGTAAGATCTCCTGTAGTTCCAATAAATAATCCACGAGTAATCTCAAGTTCATTTGAGTCACTTGGAGTAACTGTTTTTGCGCCGTGAGCGGCAACTGTCGCATTCGCTGAACGATGTGCTGACATAATTTTCCTTAAAAATAAAGGGAGCATACTGTGGTTAAACAATATACTCCCTTATAGAGTTACAGACTCAGACCTTGTGGTGGAATAATATATTCCACCTTAACAATAACCGGATTGGTTAGTGTTGCACTTGCTTTTAGATATACAGTTTTATCTGCTGTGAGTTGAACACCAACAGAAGAACCAGTGGCGGAACCACTTGGAGCATAACCTGTAGAGTTTGGAGCAAACGCATTTAGAAGCTCAGTACCACCACTAGAGAAACCAACGTTAATGGTTTGTGTGGTGTTAGCTCCTGCTGAGATTGTATAAACTCCAACAACAACTGCATATTTTGGAAGACCAAAAGCGGCAAAGCCGGTTGAACCGTCTGCTACCTCTAGAATACCCATCTTTACATACGGGTCCCGTGCTGCTGGAGTTACTGTAGTAACACCTGCTGGACCAATGCCATAAGCTGCCATAATTTAATCCTTTATAAAGAACCCTCGCCGAAGGGAGGATTAGGTTAATTAGGCACCGGCAGAGCCGTAGATTGCGCGTGGATCGGACCAACCAAAGGAGTAACGAGCGGTAGCCTTGAACTTTGCGTTCTCGGTATCGAAGTCATTATCCATCTCGAAAGCATCAGCACGACGTTCGAAGTACTTCAGACCATCCTTGACGTTAGTCAGGATGAACCAAGCATCTGCATCGGTGAGGTAGTGGTTAATAACAACGTTGCTGAACATACCCATGTCCTTGAGGACGTTAGGATCATTCAGGTCAGTACCAACACGACCATCAGAACCAAGGATACGCTTTGCTTCAAAGGTTTGATGATAAGGAATAACAAGCTTCTCAGGCTTAGCAGCAATCAGGAGACCACGATCATCACGGAAACCAGCGATGTCAATAACGGCTTGCTCTAGTGCGGCTTCAGATAGGTCAGCAGCAGTAGCAATAACGTTAGAGAAAGTACCACCAGCAACGTTCGGGTGATCTGAAGCGAGAAGAGTCTTACCATCACCACCTAGGAAACCAGAACCAGCGAAGGCACGGTTGTAGATGTTGGCACCAACAATCTCTTTGGTCTGACGCATAGAGCGGGCAAGAGCCTTAGCCTTTTGGGCACCAACCTTACCATACTGGTCATCTTCGTAGATTTCACGAGTGATGATGAAGCCAAGGGCATACACAACATGGTTGTACCGTGAGGTGAAGCCTTGACGCTCAGTATCGTACTGGATAGGAGCGCCTTCGTTCTTAACGGCTGCTAGACCGAAAGAGCTTAGACCGAGGTCTTCTTCGTATGCACGATCAGAAGAGTTTTTCTCGAAGAGTTTGTCCCACTCAACAGGATAGTCATTGTAAGACTTACCATAGATTGAATTGAGACCAGGCCAAAGTAGCTTGGCAAAGCTTGAACTAGTAATAACACCGGACATTTTCTATACCTTTCCGTTAAACGCCAACAGTACCGACAGACTTGTACTGGTGATTGTTAATTTGCACGAGAACCTTGGTATAGTTACCAGTTACTTCGTTATCAATCTTCTTGGATACGCCAACAATCTTGAATGGTAGGGTGCTGGTAGTACCGGCATCAGACATATTCAATGAGTGTTGTGAGTTACCAGTTACAGTTGAACCAGCACCAGCATATAGGTTTGCGTTTTGACCAACACTAGTAACAGCGAAGGAATGTGCAGAACCAGCAGCAGTGGCTTCAACTTCATAGATAACATCAGGAGCATCAGCAACAAGAACATAAGCTTCAGTAGAAGCAGCGCGATACTGTGGAGTATCAAGTGAAATAGAACCAGCACTCATACGACCAGTAACAGGATCAAGCTTACCATTGATTACACCAACAACAACACCAAGGGCAGGCTGACCAGTACCAGCAGTACCAGCAGCATGTGCGGTTACATATTGGATACCATCAGCGTTACCATCAGCAGCGAGTTTTACAACGTCACCTACGAAAAGTGCAGTTGAGTCACCAGAAGCAACACCATAAATATTGGATTGACCATTATAAGGTGCGCCAGTAACGTGTTTAACAGGACGGAACCCGTTAATTTTAGAAACGTTTGCCATTCATAAATCCTTTCAGATTCTTTATGGCTTCTTACTTATCTCGATTTACTTTCAGTGAACCGTACATACCAGAAGAAGCCTCATTTGTCATAGCTTTCTCTTGTTCATTAATAAGAGCAGCCTTTGCATTCTGATCCTCTTCATACCATTCCTTCTTAATTCGCATTAGATAGGAGGTTGTGCCATCATTGCTGATTACACGTTTGGTTGATCCGAGATCAGTGTTATCAAATACACGAGCATCCCCAACAGTTAGCTCGTCAGTTGTTACTAGTTCGTATCCAGCTTGTTTAAAGTTTTCAATACGACTACCAGTATCATTCACAAAACGATATTCAAAATTAGGATCTTTATCCCCAGAGATCGCTTGTGGTCCTCGTTGCGCCAAGGGCTTGCGTGTTACACGTGTACTTTTCACTGTTTTCTCATTCATTACTTTACTCCCCTAATCTTCTTTAGATCACTAATATATTCGTCTGCTGTCATTGCACCTGTGCGTACAAAAGCATTCATTACTTTACGTTCTTCTTGCGTAAGCTCAAATGAATCCTTCTTACCTGCTGGTGCACTGGTTCCCTCAACACTAGAGGGTTTATTTCTGTTTGGATTAGTAAAACGTTCTTTGAACTTTGTCCTAACCTGTTCGGTAACATAACGCAGAATATCCTCTGGATCTTTATCTGGGTTACGCTCACGGTAGCCGATACCCAGTGTATCTGCAAATTCGCGCATCTCTTGATTACTGGAGTACCACCTGTTCTCGTTAGCCCAAGCCACGAAACGTGGATCAGGTTGAGCAGGAGTGGTCTCTTGAACAACTTCGCGGGCTTTTTGTTCAGCCTTTAGATCTGTGAGTAGGTCAGTGGTTTCTAGATAACCATCTGAGTTTCCTTCTTCTAGATGCCGCTTTTGCAGTGCCTTAAGTTCCTTAAGTGCATTGTTATACTCAGTCTCTTTAACCTTGGTGTGATGTTCTTGTAGCATCTTAAGGGCTTTACGTGTATCCTTAAGATCCTTATTGATGGAGTCCATCTTGTTAAACAACTCACCCCTCTCAACAAATTCTTTGGCAGGTCTCCATTTATTTGGATCACCTTCATATTCTTCTTTGGGTTTCCAACCTTGTTGCCTAGCCTGTTCCTCATAAGAGAATTCTTGTTGTTGTGGTTGTTGGTCAGAGACTTGCTCTGGTGCATCGGTTACTACAGGTTCCACCACCACTGGGGCAGTTTGGAGTTCTTCGTCCATTATATTTTCCTTATTTAATCACACAAAGAATATCAATATCGTTTACGATAACGTATTCTTGTTTATCAGAATCAACAATACCCTTACCAGCATAGCGGTTAAGGGAGATACGATCACCTTCTTTCAGAATAGTGGGATCTCGCCCATAGTCCTTAAAAGCTGTGGGTCCAACTTGGATCACAGTACCGTATTCAACAGCTTTGCGTTCTTTCTTTTCATCTACGCTAATGATAATACCTGATGCTGTCTTTAGCTCAGGTTCATCTAGCTTTACGAGAACCGTATGTAGTAGGAGTTTAATCATCGTTAATATCCTCAATACGGAAGTCTTGTAGTTCACGATAGGCTTGAATGAGTCCGGCAAGGAATCTATCTTGCATGGAATCTAGACCTGCACTGTAAGAAAGCATTTCCTTACTCTCTTCAATACGGATCTTTGCTGCCTCGAAAAACGCTTTTGAAACTGGATTGTTCTTCCAGTCTATGAACTCACTATGAGTTACGATTGCCATTCTTTACTTTCTCCTTTGAGATTTGTTTTTGCTGTTGCATCTTCTGCGCGTGGCTCTGAGCCTGTGTGATTAAACTAAGTTGATTCTGTTGATGCTGTTGTGCCATCTGAGCTTGATGAGCTTGACTGGATTGTTGCATCTTTAGTTGTGCTTCTTGTCCCTTTAGACCAGCTTCTAGTTGCTTGGCCCTAAGATCCATATCTACCATCCTAGCCTTCATTGCAAGTTCCTGCTCTTTGGCAGCACCTTCCATTTGAAGCTTAGCACCAGCCATTTGCATATCTCGTTGTGCCTTTTGAGCGTCAATCTGTGCCTTCATCTTCAGGGCTTCTGCCTTTGGATCAGGAGGTGGTGGGCTAGGTTGTTTCATATACTTCTGTGGTTCAGGAATCTCATGAGCCTCTAGATATAGTTGTGTAACAGCCATTGGATCTAGAGTACCCAGTTGCAGGATTTGCATTAGTGCTTGCACCTTTGCTTGTTTCTCTTGTGAAGATACAGCAGTAGGATCTGCACCTGGAATAATATCATCCTCTGGACCCTTATAATCTTCCTGTTGAACAGGTTCATCTAGGACAGATATGTACTCTTCTGGGTTCATATACTCACGATTGAGTTTGTAAATCTTACGGAACTCACTTTGTAATGCACGATACACTCGCTTATATACGGCAGTGAAAACCTTCATACCCTGCTCGATAGACGCCATCGTTGTAGTGGCAGGAGTGTTCTGACCGGGCATCTTACCAACGAAGATTTCTGCCACAGAAGCCAGCTCTTTACCAGACTTAAGTAGTAGGTCAAGAAGATTGAACAATACTTGAGATGGTTCACGAACAGGTAATGGGAAGATCTGTTTCTTAAGATCGTCACCAACAGCGTTAACTGCTTTCCACTCTCCAGGTTGGAACCTAGATTCACCCATCTTAATCCGTAGACCCTTACCAATAAAACCTGCCTGTAGATTGGATAGGCTACCAGCATCTACCAATTGATTAATAATTGTGTTAGCAGAATTATTTAGTGGGCCAAGTAACCTGCCAAAACCAATGTCGTAGAAACCGCCATCAGGATTAGGGATAAAACCGTATTTTGTATAATATTGAATAGCATTAATTGATATGACTTTACGCGACTCATTGATAATTATCCCTTCTTCATTAAATCGTGCTACAATTCGTAAGACCTTTTTAGATGCTTCTTCTACTGTAACGATATACGGTTCAGGATAACCATCATCATCAAGATCAAGATAGGTATGTTGCTCAAGAAATACATAAGGAGTTGTTTCATCATCATCCCCTGCTCTCTGGAAAGCCTGATTAACTGATGTTATCTTGTTGTCAGGATCTCCTTGTGGATCACCTAGATCAACATCTAGAAACACACCCTGATTTTGGCGTTCCTTAACACTTCTTTTTGTTAAATGAATAACTTCTGTAATGCGCTCTGCATCTTCAATGTTACGACAATCATAATTAACTACTAGAGATTTTGGTAAAACTAGTTTAGAACAATTCTGTTGCTTGTGTGCATCCCAATAAGTTTTCTTAAAACAAGTACCAGCGATTGGTAGAGCAATAAGAAGTTTATCCATATCCTCTTCCCAGTCTGACATCTGATCCATGATCTGATAAGACATATGGGTTGAGACACGTTGGGCACGTGCTGACTTCTGTCCATCAGGATCAGAACCAACAACGCGACATTTAACAAGCTTGCCATTAGATGGTACAAGAGTTGGATAAGCGCGTGCAGCGAACTGCATAGCGGCTGTAGCAAGAAGTGGGAACTTAATGTTAGCAGCGTTCGGCCAAGGAAAGGTCTTGCTACTGGACACCTGTAGTGCAAGCTCTGTCCAGTTCTTAAGATCCTCTTCCCACGGACGGCGTGATTCCAAATCTGAGTTGTATCCTGTAGAGACCTGATCCCCAATTCGGATTAGCTGGTCTTCATCTAGATCTTCTGCAATATTCCGTGATTCTAAGATCTTATCTAGTTTCATATCAATAACCTGTAGGTAAAGTTGCTGATGATCTCTTCACCTCGGATGAAGAACGTATGCAGGCTGAGCTAGAAGCATATGTGGCTGAGACTGGTCGTGCTGCCCTACAAACAGAAGTAAATAAAGTCGAAGCTGCTCATACCTCTATTTTTGTAGCCGGTTGGCGGCCAGCCATTGGTTGGATAGGTGCTGGCGCTATGGGTTATCAGTTTATTTTATACCCATTTTTAATTTGGGGTTGGGCGTTGATGCAGGCAGCGGGCTGGATTTCTCCGGCACTATCTGCCCCACCAATTCTACCTACAGATGCTCTGTGGGTTATCCTAACAGGTATCCTTGGTCTAGGTGCAGCAAGGTCCTTTGACAAAAAAGTAGGAACAGCTTAAGGAAGATTTATGGTTGATTATGTGGAGTGATTTCGAGAACTCAATCGAATGGAACGATCCAAGTGATGTTTTATATGAATATTTTGATAGGTCAACATGGAACATAAACAATGTAAAAAATGCGGACAATTTAAACCTATATCAGAATTCTCAAAGAAAAATGCTACAGGACGAAAACCAGGATATCAACCTAGATGCAAACCATGTTCCGCACAAGACACAAAAAATTGGTACAGTGTAAACAAAAACAAAGCTAAGGACACAAGATTAAAAGCCAATTATGGTATTGGATTAAATGAATATAATGCTAGATTATTGGCACAAGATTATATGTGTCCTATTTGTAATAAACAATTAAAAGAAGGTTCTTTTGGTCCAGACTCTCCTGTAGTAGATCATTGTCACACTTCAGGAGATGTTCGTGGAATAATCTGTAATGAATGTAATCGTGGTTTAGGATACTTCAGAGACAATCCAATAGCCCTATATAATGCTGCTATCTATTTGGAGAATCATTATGCCGTTTCAAAAGAATGGTGTCCGCCAGTATGATCGAGAACTGGAGTGGGAACACAAACACAAGAAGAATAGAGTGAAAGATAGGGCACAAAGAAACGCGGCTAGAGCGGCTGTTGCAAAGAAGAAGGGTATTAAACCCACAGCTATCTATGGAGATGTTGGGCATAAAAAAGCTGTATCTAAAGGCGGTCAAAACGGCCTAGCTAATTTATTTATCCAATCTCCAAAAGCTAATAGATCCTTCGCTCGTAATAAAGATGGTTCTATGAAATCAGAAATCTCAAAGAGAGAGAGGAAAAAGTAATGGCTAAGGTAGCCTTTCCAAAATTAAATGCGGAAATTCTAGAAGGATTTGCTAGTTCATGTTTGACTCCTTATTATGATGAGGCCGTTCCATTTGCGGAATTTCACCGCGATTGGTGGGGTCTTTGTTGTAGTCAGGACAAATTTGTAGCAATTGCTGCACCACGCGGTTAACACAATGGCCGCTGTAAAACTCCTCTAATTCGGTGAACTCCCTCCGGGACAATACCGAGCTAAGACACATATCGTGTAAAGTGTAGAGACCATAGCTGCTGTGCAGCGAACGGGGAGTATTCAATAATTTATAAGGAGAAGATCTAATGTCTAGATCACATGAGTTGGCATGGGCCGCAGGGTTTATTGATGGAGAAGGTTTTATTACAATTGGAAAACGTAACCAGAAAAAGAAAGATGGTTCTGGTGTATATGTTGGACATTATCTCCGAGTTGGCGTAAATCACGTTGATCCAAAACCAATAAATGAATTATATCGTATATTTGGCGGTTCGATACAGTATGATCCCAATGTTAAAGGGAATCGTAAACCGCGCTATCGTTGGGTTATGAATACATCAGGTGCAAAAGATGTGTTGATCCAACTCAAACCATACTTGATAAATAAATGTGATGTTGCTCAATTAGGTATTGATTTCCAAAATACCATGCAAGATAGTACAAAACAGTTATCTCAAGAAGTATTGGATAAGCGCGAATGGTATCAGAAGGAAATACAACGATTAAATGCCGAAGATTGAATAAAGAGCTAGTCCAATCCCAGCAGCAATGTTGGATACGATGCATAGCAAATCAACTACAATTACAATCTCTTACACCCTTGCAACTGTACTCTTTAGAGAAAGACGTTACGTACTTATTGTTGCGGATACTGAAGCACAGGCAGCCCTCTTCCTTGGAACAATAAAACAAATCCTGTATGATTCAAGCCAGATACACCAACTTTTTGGTATGTCAGTGAATGAGAAGGGAGTTGAGTTTGTTAAAGATACAGAAACAGATATCATCGTTAAGTTCAACGATGGTGACAGCTTTAGAATCGTTGCAAAAGGCGCTGAACAGAAGCTCCGTGGTATGCTCTGGAACGGACAACGACCAGATCTTATCGTCATTGACGACCTACTCAATGAAGAACTCGTGGCAAATAAAGACCGTCGAGATAAGCTACGTCGATGGGTCTACGGTTCGCTTATCCCCTGCCGCAGCACTCGTGGAATTATCCGCTGGGTAGGTACAGTAATGAATCTGGATGATCCCTTCTGCTCCTTAATGCCTACAGAAACCGCTAAGGATACTGTAGTAGAGGATC